AGATGGGGGCCGGCACAGAAGGCGAAAAAGCCAATTCCCGATCCTCAGGACGTTTTTTGCAACCCCCAGAAGCTAGACGTGGCCCTTAGGACTGATATCGTGGAGAACTTCATTCGATACAATGCAGCTCGCCGCCTCGCCATCGCTGAGAAAGACGAGTTCACCTATGACTCCCGATATGAGCTTCTCCGGTCCACCAAAGGCCTTCAGTCCCTCTCGATGATGAAGACATCAACTGAGTTTCTCCCCATCATCATGATGAAGATCATGAATGCATCCGAGCGACCGGTTCACAGGCAGGATCTTGACAAGAGCATAAAGAGGGCTCTCGACTTGGTGTATCAGAATGCCAAGGTGCAGATGGAGTACAACCTGAGCGTCATGTCGGAGGGCTGCCAGGAGCAGGTCTCTAGTGAGAAAGCCGACTACCTAGGCCGTCTGAGAACAGTCGGGAAAGAGATTCCCAGCCTCATAGAGGCCTACTACCTCCTCTCCGAAGTGGTGGACAAGATCCCGAGCGGACAGATCCCTGCTGGCATGAACCAGCCGGAGGCTGTGGCTAACAGGATTGAGGCCATTCTGGATTGGGAGACAAATAAGGCCTCAATCGATCTGTATGGGGTCAAGTTTTTCTGGTCTGGAGACATCTGTGTCATTGAGGTTGACTCCGTTCAGTACCTTCTCCCGATCATGGCTATTGTGGAGCTCCAGAACAAGGTGGCTGATCATCTCTCCGTTTTGCTCTACGCCTGGACAGCCAGGGGGACCTACATTGAGGATTCAGCCTACCACGACACAATTGCCTTGCTGAAGGAGCTGCATTCCAGACACTCTATCTACCCCCTCAGCTTCTTCTCTGTGGCAGGGGCCCTGGAGGCCCTCGGGACAGCTGTCCTCATCTCAAGGCACGATGACTGGTCTAGTGGTCCGAACTCTGAGTTCCTCGAGTCCACTCTTGCGGACCTCAACCTCTCCTGCCGAGCTGTAGGGGATCCTGGTCTCACGCCACAGTCCCCCATCGTTAGATGCCTCACGCGAGCGTCATCTCCACTGGTGGCAGAGTTGTGCTGCCTATCCAAGATGTCTGGGCACCCTCTAACGTCTATCGAGAAGGGAATGGAGAAGCTCCATGAGAGGACCACCAGACCGAGAAGAGTTCAAGTCGCCGCGGTGGCGTACACGACTCAATCGGTCAAGAAAGAGTTTCTCAAAGAGTACTTTACGGACAACGGAGAGTACCCTCCCAAGATCACCATTGGCCAGGCCTGTAATATCAGGCTGAAGTCTGCCTTGACATTGGGCAAAGACATCGACGACCCAGCGCTTGATTGCTACGGGACATATAGCATGGAGGATTTCGCCCTTATCACCATCGGAGAGTTCGAGAGTCTAGACTACCTGGACAACATTCTCCCGTACCTGAAGGACACTGCCTCGAGCATCACTCAGTCTCGCGTCTGGAAAGATTACATCGAGAACAATTCCCAGCCGGATCGAAAGGATATGAGGTTCCAGAAGATTCTCCTCATGTACGTTATGGGGAGCGAGGAAGAGATTGATCACGTGACCTTTGCCCATGAGTTCGAGAAGTATGGCGCTGAAATAGAAGACTTTATGGAGCAGTTTGCCATTAGGTTGGTGGCCAAAGAGAAAGAGCTGAAGCTTCTTGCTCGCCTCTTCGGCTGCATGACCTACAAGTACCGAGCTGTGAACCAGATCGTTCTTCGCTTCATGCAGAAATTCCTGA